AAAATAACTTTTGATGAAATAATAGAAGTAGTATTACATCACGAGGGTGGTTATGTAAATGACCCTAAAGATCCTGGTGGTGAGACTAATTTTGGAATATCTAAACGAGCATATCCAGATGTAGACATTAAAAACCTCACAGAAGATGGTGCTAAGGATATTTATAGAAGAGATTATTGGGATAAATATAAATGCGAGGATCTTGACGAAGATCTCCGTCATATCTATTTTGATATGTGTGTAAATATGGGTGCAGGTCGTGCAACTAAAATATTGCAAGAAACTGCCAACGCTAAAGGAGCGAATCTAAAGGTCGATGGTTTCATCGGACCCAAAACAATCTCGGCCCTAAAGGGTGTTGAACTTGAAAGAGTTCGTGCATATAGGGTGAAATATTACGCCAACTTGGTCGTTAGAAAACCAGATCTTGGTAAGTTCTACTTCGGTTGGTTTAAAAGAAGCTTAGAAGTCTAAGGAGAAAGTAAATGGCTTTAGAAGATACAGCGTTACCAGATATTAAACCTCTTGGTAGCCCTTCTGGAAGATTTGAGTCGTCTCCACTAGCTGAAACTTCTCTTGGTAATTTACAGGCTAGACCTGATACGTTAGCTGGGGAAGATATTGGTGGAGTAGCAGGAAGCGATATACCGCTTCTTCAAAATGATACAACAATATCTGGAAGGCACGATGGCGGATCGTCAACTTATGGTACTTACGCACCAGCTCAATTGAGTCAAAACGATCCATTTGGTGACATTTAGAAAAAAAGCATGTACATTTAAGGTAGAATCGTGTAGATTCTAGTAAGTTAAATCATGGATTTTGCAAAAAACTTAATATATGAATCGATGTATGGTAAGGACTGTATCGTCTTGGATGGGTCTACTGTCAAGAGGTATGTAAAGTCTAAACGAATAAACGAGGCCGCAAAGGTACAGGGAGTTTATTCTGACGAAGGGTTGTATGATTTTTTTGCTAGCTTTAGAGATTACAAAAGAATATCAGATAGTAAGGCCACGAAAATATTGGGATGGCCAGTTGTAGATTATTTACTTTCAGATATTGCTAGAGATCCATTTTTCGAAGTAGGGTTTATGGAAGATGATGGACATCTAATGAAGGGAAGAGCAAACACTGTTTCATACGGTGGAGCTGTCATGACTGGTGATACAACATTAGCTGGTGGCGACAAAAAACATATGAAAGAGCTTTCCAATATTGTAGATGAATTAGGATGGGATATATTAAAGTGGATGGGTGTAGGACCAAATAGAAAAAGTCAAGTAGTTGTTATTCCTTCTCATCTTCAAACACCCATGAGTGCAAAGGTAAACGAAGATATTGTAATTAGAGTTCAATTTAATGAAGAGTTTGGAGCTCCAGCTGGAATTATTCCTTCACCGAGTAGAAAGGGAGTAAAGAAAGCAAAGAAGAGAAAAGACAAATCTATATACACAGAAAAAGAAGAGTACACATTCGGTTCAGATTGGATGCCTACAAGTTTAGCACAAAGAAAAAAGATGAAACGTATACATAGAAAACCAAATAGAAGTATACGTGAACAGGAAAACAATATAGAGAAACTTGTTGCGATATATCCTGGTAGATTTCAACCCTTTGGTCCACATCATAAAGCCTCATATGAATTTTTAAAGTCTAGATTTGATGAAGTTTACATAGTAACCAGTAATAAAACTGGTGGAACTAGACATCCAATGAACTTTAGTCAGAAAAAACGACACATGATGAAAATGGGTATACCGTCTAAGGCTATAGTCCAAGATAAACAAGTTTATGCGCCAAAATCTCTAATGAAAAAATTTGACGAGAACACTACAGCTTTTGTTTTTGGAGTTGGGCAAAAAGACGAAGGACGATTGAGTGGAGGAAAATACTTCAAACCTTACAGACAAAATTATAATAGGCTTATGGGATTTAAACATCATGGTTATACTTTACAGTTACCACATTCAAGTATTAGAGTTGGTGGTATGGAAATAAGTGGTACAACAATGAGAAAATTGTTGGGATCCGAAAAATTTGATGTCAACATGAAAAAGAAATTTTTCAAAAAATTATTTGGGTATTTTGATCCTAAAGTGTTTGATTTGTTTACAACATCTTTTAAAGAAGAAATAAAACTAGATGTTAATGTTGGCGATACTATTTTAGTTGGAAGATTTAAAAATAAAAAAATAAAAGTAAAAGACATCGGTAAAGATAAACATGGCATGCCGACTATAAATGGTCGAAAGATTGTTAATTTTAGAAAGTTAACTGAGAAAAAAGAAACATTTAGAGCAATAAATAAAGATTCTGGTAAGGTAGCAACGTTCGATAGTGAAAAAGCTAGAGATGCGGCAATAGAAAGAGGTACTCACGATAAAGTTGATAAACCAAAAGTAAAGGCACCAAAGGTAAAGTTCAAAGCACCAAAGGTTAAGATACCAAGTTTTGCCGATCTACAGAAGAAAAAAGCAGATAAGAAAGCCAAGTATGGTAATAAACCACGTAAACCAAATATTGTTGATGGTGTAGATGTAATACGGGATGAAGATGATTTAGAGCATTTTAAGTATAAGTTTACCAAAGAAGCTGAAACAGTTGACGACGTAAATGATTATGGAGATCGTGTAGCAGAACAGTATAGAAGTCAAAAAGAAAATATGCCAGAAGATCAACGCAGACAACTAGAAGACGATGCACAAAGCTGGAAAAAACTTGGAGGTTACGAAGCAATACAAGATGCAATAAGAAACGGTGAGATTTCAGAACAAGACATAAGAGACAGAAACGAAAGAATGAGTGAAATTGCACATACGAGTGTAATAAAAGCTGAACAACCAATAGAACGCGGAATCGTTATTCCAACAGAAGATGCGGATACGTTTCTAGAAAGATTTGTAGAAGGTGAAATGGTTGAAATACCAGATGAAAGTGGACACGGTTCCAGTGGGTTTAGTTTAAGTGCACGTACTGCTAGATTTTTTAGTAAACCAACAAACGATTATGAAGATGAAACTTCTATTCTTATACGCATAGAGCCAAACGAAAATGGTGAAATAAGAGGTTTGTATATAGACGGTGAAGACAATGATTTTGCCAGTGAACAAGAATTAATAAGAAGCTCAAAATCTAAAGCAAGGGTTAAATCTATAGAAAAGATAAAATATCCAAGTGGGAAAATGGTGATCATAATAACACTACAAGAACCAAACGAATTAACAGAATCTACAATAGATTTGGTCGATAAAGAAGTTGGAGATGACATTTCTAAAAAGTATTTAGAAGGGCCACTCAATCCAGGTTCTAGAAAAAAAGATGAAGCCGCAAGAGTCCCGCGTAAAAAGGGACAGCACAGAAAGTCTTCGAAGCACTCGGATTTGTATACAGACGAAAATCCAAAAGGAACAATTAAAGGTTTAAAATTTGCCACCGTAAAGGATGCTCAAAAATCTGTTAACAAAATAAGAAGCAGTGGCAAATCTCACGCACATAAAATACAAGCAGCAGTTGCAATGGAACAGAGAGCTAAAGAGATGGGAAAGAAAAGTGCTGCAGCTGTTTATAGAGCGTACATTAATAAAATGAAAGAAAAAACAAAAAAGAAAAATGAATCAATAGAAAAGGAGTTGTTACTTATGGGAGGAGCCTATGGACATATGGCACACCCGTTTGATGATTACGCATTGACCTTTGGAGAACTAAAGGACATAATAGACTTAGGGTTACAGGGTAAATTAGATAAAGAAGAAGCCGTCACAGAGAAACTAGACGGACAGAATATAATGATTTCAGTCGTAGATGGTAAAGCAAAAGCGGCTAGAAATAAAGGGGACCTAAAATCTGGAGGTATGGACTTAAAGGGTGTAAAAGCAAAATTTAAGAATCATATTCCTAGCGTTAGGGATGCATTTGTTTTTTCAATGAGAGACATTGCTAGTTCTATTGAAAGAATGAGTAAGAAAGATCAAGATGCACTGTTCAATAATGGAACAAATTGGGCAAACATAGAGATAATATATCCAGAAAATAAAAACGTTATAGATTACGATGGACCTGCTACGATAGTATTTCACGGAATATTAAAGTATAATCAAGCATGGACTCCATCTGGAGAGGTAAAATCTGGAGGTGCAAAGCTAGCAGCTATTATAAACAAAGTAAATGGAGCTATAAAAACAAAATTTGCGTTTAAAGGACCAAACGTAATAACAATGCATAAGGATAAGGATTATACAGCAAAGAAATCAAAATATATCGGCGCTTTGAGCAAGTTACAGAATATATATAGATTAAAGGATAGTGATGAATTATCGTTATATCATCAACACTTTTGGTTAGAATACATTTTAAACGGTGCGAATTCATCGGATTTTACAAATATACCAGATAATATTCTATATCCTCTTATGAAGAGATGGGCATTTTCTGATAAAAGTTATAAAATGACAGAAATAAACAAATTAAAGGGTGAGTATCCTAAGTTTGTAGATTGGGTAAAAGCTACAGAAAAACTTGATCATGCAAAGATGCTAAAGAATAATATGAAACCATTTGAAGAAATATTCTTTGGAGTTGGAGCAGAAATATTGGCAAATGCAAGCAACTTCTTAAGTGCAAACCCAGAAAAAACAGCTAAAAAGTTAAGAGACGATTTAAATAGTGCTTCGAAATCATTAATGGCAAAGAAAGATTTTTCTAATATTGATAAACTAACGGCTCAATTAAAAAAATTAAAAGCTATGCCAAGTTTATCAAAAGCTGCACCATCTGAAGGGTTAGTGTTTAAATACAATGGTAAAGTTTTTAAGTTTACTGGGTTCTTTGCTCCAATAAATCAAATCTTAGGTTTACAAAAATTTTCGAGGTAAGTTATGAATAGTGAAGATAAAGCGTTAAAGGCAATATTAGAAGGGAAACCTGTTGAAAAGCCAATCATGGTTGGTTATGAAGGAAAAAAGAAAAAGGTTGGAGATAAAAAAAGCAGGTTGACCGATATTATGGCAGAGGCTAGAATGCCTTGGTTTTGTCCTAAGTGTGATAAGGTTATGAAGAAAAAGTTAGATAATAAAATGTGGACATACTTTGGACACTGCTTTGATTGTCAAGTTGAATTTGAACATGAATTGAGAGTTAGTGGAAAATTTGAGGAATGGCAGTCAGATAAAGTTTTAAAAAATAAAAAGTCAATAATTTTAGAACAGATACAATCTATAGAAGCATGGCAAAAACAAGGGGATTTACAAATTGTTGAACCAGTTAATCCAGAATCTGGAGCAGTACACATCGAAACGTACGAAACAGATAAGGCAACAAAAAAATTAGCAGAAGAAGCATTGGTAGATTTAAAAAATGCACTGACCAGTATTAATGAAACAATAGAGAACTTTAATGCCCAAAGAAAATAAAGCCAACATAAAAAAGGCTATTACCGACGAATACATAAAGTGTGCGTTGGATCCAATTTATTTTATGAGGAACTATTGTTACATCCAACACCCTGTAAAGGGAAAGATGAAGTTCGATCTATACCCATTTCAGGAAAAAACATTAGAAGCATTAAAAGATAACGACTATAATATAATTTTAAAAGCCAGACAGTTGGGTATTTCTACATTAAGTGCGGGATATTCTCTATGGTTGATGAATTTTCATAACGATAAGAACATTCTTGTTATTGCAACAAAACAGGATGTTGCAAAAAACCTAGTAACCAAAGTAAGAGTCATGCATAAAATGCTTCCTTCTTGGTTGAGTCAGTCCTGTATTGAAGACAATAAATTATCTCTTAGGTACAAGAATGGATCACAAATAAAAGCGGTTTCATCTACTGGGGAAGCTAGTAGATCTGAAGCACTTTCACTTCTTCTAATTGACGAAGCAGCATTCATTAAAAATATAGATGATATATGGACTGCATCACAACAGACACTTGCAACTGGTGGTAAATGTATAGCACTATCTACTCCGAATGGTATGGGTAATTGGTTTCACAAAACATGGTCTGAAGCAGAAGCAGGTACAAACAATTTTAACTTTATTAGATTACACTGGACGGTGCACCCGGATAGGGGAAATGAATGGAGAAGCGAACAAAATAAATTGTTAGGTCCAGACATGGCTGCTCAAGAATGTGATTGTGACTTTATTAGTTCTGGTCAATCTGTGGTACCAGCTAAAATTATAAAGGAAATACAGGATAAGTGTGTACATGATCCAATAGAAAAAAGATATTCTGAAGGTTTATGGGTATGGAAACATCCAGAACCAAATAGAAAATATGTATTATGTGCTGATGTTGCAAGAGGGGATGGAAGCGATTATTCTGCATTTCACATATTGGATTTGGAAACACTAGAACAAGTAGCAGAGTTTAAAAGTAAAGTAGATACAACTAGATATGCTGGAATACTATTGTCTGTTGGTACCGAGTATAATGATGCTCTAATGGTAGTTGAAAACAACAATATTGGTTGGGCTGTTTTACAGGTATTGTTAGATAGAGAATATAGAAATTTATTTTGGATGCGAAGAGATTTAAAATACGTAGATTCTCAAACTCAATATTCAAATAAGTATAGAACCGAAGATAGGAATATGATACCTGGATTTACAACTAGCGCAAAAACTAGGCCATTGGTAGTAGATAAACTGTCTAAATTTTTAATGGAAGGACATGTAAGAATAAACTCTATTAGAACTATTGACGAATTGTACGTATTTATATTTAACAATGGTCGTGCTGAAGCTATGAAGGGATACAATGATGATTTGGTTATGAGTATGGCTATTGGATTATGGATACGTGAAACAAGTTTAAGACTACACGAAGAAAATTTAAGGGTAACAAGAGAAGCTATGTCTAAGATAGATGCAAACTCTGGAGTTTACACTATAGAAGAAGAAAACGACTACGGTTGGAAACAACATGTAGGAGATAAAAAAGAATCACTAACTTGGTTAATATAAAATGGCACAACAAGATACATTTTTAGATAGAATAAGAAGACTTTTTTCGTCTAACGTTATTGTAAGAAACGTAGGTGGTAGAAAGTTAAGAGTCATCGATACAGATGATATACAACAAGGGTCAAGAACATTGATGGATAGGTATACTAAGATGTTCAACACTGGAGCTGGATACAGCAGTCACATGGGTTACAGCGGAGAATTAGCAAAGGCGCAGAGGATGGCAATATTTAGAGACTATGAGGCCATGGATGACGACTCAATATTAGCTTCAGCATTGGACGTATACGCTGACGAATCAACAATGAAATCTGAATACGGAAATGTTTTAGAAATAAAATCAAATAATGCACAAATTAAAGAAATATTACACAATTTATTTTATGACATTTTAAATATAGAATTTAATTTGTGGCCATGGATAAGAAATATGTGTAAGTATGGTGATTTTTATTTACATTTAGAAATATCAGAAAAGTATGGAATTGTAAATGTAATGCCACTATCTCCGTATGATATATCTCGTGTAGAAAATTTTGATCCAGAAAATCCATACGATGTTAAGTTTGTGTTGGATGCAACCGATCCTAGAAATGTAATAGGAAATACAAACAGAAAAGAATTAGAAAATTTTGAAGTTGCACATTTTAGATTACTATCAGATTCCAATTATGCTCCTTATGGAAAGTCAATGATCGAGGGAGGTAGAAGAACATGGAAACAGCTTTCTCTTATGGAAGATGCGATGTTAATACATAGAATCATGAGAGCCCCCGAAAAAAGAATATTTAAAATAGATATTGGAAACTTACCTCCAAATGAAGTTGATACTTACATGAAAAGAATAATGGATAAGTCTAAAAAGGCTCCAGTTGTAGATGAACAAACAGGAGAATACAACTTAAGGTATAATATGCAAAACCTAACTGAGGATTTTTATTTACCTGTTAGAGGTGGAGATAGCGGTACACAAATAGAACAATTACCTGGTTTAACATACGAAGCAGTTGAAGATATAGAATACTTAAGAAACAAACTGTTAGCAGCATTAAAGATACCTAAAGCATTTTTAGGATACGAAGAACAGGTTGGATCAAAGGCTACACTAGCTGCAGAAGATGTAAGGTTTGCTAGAACCATAGAAAGAATTCAAAGAATAACGATCAGTGAGTTAACTAAAATAGCTGTTGCTCACTTGTATGCACAAGGGTTTACAGATAGCGCATTAGTAGATTTTGATTTGGAATTAACTAGTCCTTCTACAATATATGAACAGGAAAGACTTGATTTATGGGAAAAGAAAAATTCAATTGCAGAGTCTATGAAACGAGAAGGTATGATTTCTGAAGACTGGATTTATGATAATGTATTTGGTTTTAGTGATGAGGAAGTTGATAAGATTAGAGAACAAGTCGTAGAAGATAAAAAACAAACATTTAGAAAAAATTCAATTGAAAATGAAGGTAATGATCCAGCTAAACCTGCACAAGAAGGTCAAATGAAATCTGATCAACCTTCTATGTCAGATGAAAACGAAGATAATGACGACAATGATAGAGACAAGGAAGATAGGGAAACATATGGAGTTAGAGATGTGTTAGGAAAGTACGATTATACACATTCTACAAAAAAAGATAACACACCAGATATAAAACAAAAATATAGAAAGAGTCCTCTAGCGTTAGCTCATTTAGACGCAATGACTAAAAGTATGAAAAAGTCTGATGTTCAGATAATAAAAGAGATAGAAGTGTTAGACGAACAGTTAAACGGCAATGAAAAAGACTAGATTTTTACGGTCTCTTTATATTTATTAATGAAAACTTAGCTAGGTATAGATTATATGAAGCATTCTAAATTTAAAAATACGGGCTTGTTATTTGAGCTGTTGACCAGGCAAATAACATCAGATATTTTAAATGAAAGGGATTCGAAATCATCGGAGATCCTTAAAAAACATTTTAACAGGAACTCTGAATTGTTCAAAGAGCAAAGGTTATTCTCTGCACTATTGGATTCAAGGTTTAAAACTAGATCAAGAGCTGAAAAGATGGTTGAAACCACTATTAAAGCCTTTTCTACAAATATAAACACCAAAAAATTGAACAGGGAAAAGTATGAAATTATAAAGTCTATAAAAGAAAATTTTGATGTTTCAGACTTTTTTAAAAATAGGATTCCAAACTACAAGCTAATGGCTTCAGTACATAATATATTGACTAAAAACTATTCAAATCCAGTTAATTACGATAGATGTTATGAAACTATTGTTGAGAATATGACAAAATCTACTAAAAAGGTAGAAGAAAAACTGGTTAGTGAATTAAAAAATGAAAACAAAGATTTAAGAGCATTAGCATACAAAATCTTAGTTGAAAGATTCAATAAAAAATATAGTGGTACTTTGAACACTGATCAAAGAGGGGTTTTAAGGGAATACATCAACTGTATATCTAACACTACGTCGTTAAACGATTTTATAAGTTCAAAGTTCAAACACGTTTTATCTGAAATTAAAACACTATACCCTCAAATCGATAGCAAGGTTGTAAAAATAAAACTAAAAGAATGTGTAACGTTGTTAAATAAAACATCGATATCACAGAAAAACATTGAAAGTAATGTTTTAAAGCTTATGAGATTTTATCAACTCGTATCGGAGGTTAAGAGTGTCCTCAAAAAGTAAAAAGCTAGCCGAATTTTTAAAGGAGCTCATTCGTAAAGAATTAGAAGAGATGAGCGTGACCGGCGGTTTAGATGGTGGAGCTGGTCCACCTAAAACACCATATGCATTTAGAGATCCTAAAGATGACGATAAAGACGAAGATGATTTGAAATTATCAGCTGGTATGAGTGTCGTCAAAGAAAATTATTGGCATTATAGAAATGATGATTCTATGTCAACAAAACAAAAACTAGCTAAGTCTATGACAGAAATAAGAAACAAGATTACTGAAATAGAAAAGCTTGTCAAGTACAACGTAAAACTTAAAAATGAAATGAAATTCCAGTCGGATAGTTATATGAAAAGAACTAAAGTTGCTTTGAACAAGATTTCAGAAAAGCTTACAAGACTGGGAACAAAAGTAAAGGACTTAGTATAATGGATAAATCACTATTAGTAGACACTATTCCCTTCGAAGTTGACCCGAGTCAGATCAATGAATCGATGTCTAAAAACGGAGGAAGATTGGTTGTAAAGGGAGTTTTACAGCGTGCTGAGGCTAGAAATCAAAATGGTAGAGTTTATCCTAAAGAGATTCTTGTTCGTGAAGCTAAAAAGTATACAAACGAGTTTATTAGTGAAAGAAGAGCTATGGGTGAATTAGATCATCCAGATAGTTCAGTGGTAAATTTACAGAACGTATCTCATAATGTTTTAGAAATGCATTGGAGAGGTAACGATCTTCTTGGAACAGTTGAGGTTTTAAGTACACCAGCTGGTAACATATTAAAAGAATTATTTAAAAGTGGAATTAAATTAGGTATAAGTTCTAGAGGCTTAGGTTCTATAAAACAAGAATCTTCTGGAGATGAAGTACAGGGTGATTTTGAATTAATAGCGTTTGACTTCGTATCTAATCCTTCCACACACGGCGCATTCTTAAGTCCAGTTAATGAGTCTAAAGGATCGATCGTATCACAAAACAAATGGGGACCCGTAGAGGTCAGTATCAGAAACATTTTGATGGGGAATTAAGATGGCAAAGCTTAAAGATTTAATAAATGAAATTGGAATTGGTGGAATGGTATTTCCTGAAGCTATAGGTGACATGAAAAGACCGGACGGTGCTTCTCTTTTGAAGATAGCAAAGGATATAGTTGCTAAGGAAGAAGACGAAAAGTTAATGACAAAAGAAGACTTAGTTGAAAAAGTTTCTAATTTTGCTTCTTACGGACCATCGATATACAAAAAACATAACTTAGCAGAGGTTGCAGAACTCTTTGTTGAGATTTCAAAAGCCGCTCAAAAACATGTTGTTGATGAAACAGCAGATTGGTTTGATAAAGTTACTGTTCAAAGAAATATGAAAGATTTACAAAAGCAAGCTCAAGGGTTTTCAAAAATATCTACAGAAGCTCAAGCTTTACAGGATAGAATGGCTGCTTTATACGAAGATATGGGCGGAATTTTAAATCGTTATTTTGACATTAAAGAGCTAAACGAGAAAAAATAATGCTTCTAAAAGAATTATATCAAGGAATGTACGGTAAGATCAATGAAGTTGATGACGACCAGATGATTCCGTATAAAGATAAAGATGGTGAGTCTCAAGAAATGTCTGCTAAGGCTGCAAAGAGAATGGCAAAAGATCATCCAGCTAAACAAGCTTATGATGCGATGGTCAAAGACGGAGGTTCTGCAGCTAAAAAGAGTGTAAACATTTTTGATCCTGAAAAGCCAGCCGATGAACCATCGCCAGATAAAACTGGCGAGTTAGGCGATGATGAACGACAAATTACTGGACCAAACGGGTTGGAAATAAGCAGAGACGAAATTAGAGACATCATAATGAAGGATCCTGAAATACAGGATATTATAGGTGGCGATGATGTATACTGGGATGATGGCGATTTAGTTTCATCAAAATATGACGATACCACTGTTGCATCAATAAACCCAGATAAACCAATGACTATTGGCGATTTAAAACAAGCGATAAAAGATTTTTCTGAAGAACAAGGCGCAGCACAGTCTGCTCGTGATAGTCAAGAATTTGAGCCAGT